ATTATATATATATTTATATATAATACCCTGAATTTTATCTAAATAAGATTCGGCAAACTCTTTTTTTACCATTAAAGACCCCTATATTGCCACATCTTAGGCATTGTTCATTGATAATGTCAAATTTAGTAGATACAACTTCCCAAACCCATCCGCAATGTAAACATAGGCACTGTAAAGTTGTAAATTTCTTCATAATCCAATTTTAACTCTTTCCCCATGTCTCCAGTTCTGCGGAATGCTTGATTAACTCCTCTTGTAGCTCCCTGCTTAATGGCATTCCTAAATTCCCCAAAGATTCTTCCCCTCTCGTTATAATCTTTCCCAAGAATCCCAATAATTGATTGTTCATCAATGACAATTCTTCTAAGTCGTTTAATTTTTTGTGTAAGTCTTTTAGGGTAGATGAGTGAGTCGAAAGATAATCCAGCAACAATTCCACTAAGGATTGATTTATTTTTTCCATCTAAATTCTCCTGCTTTTTACTTGCCATAATTTATCCAGTACGCACCTTTGAGGCAAGTGCTTTATTGGTGCTTTCCATAAATTTTTTATCTAATTCTTTTTTGTTTTTCGCTATTGTATCAATAAATGGTCTTGGCTCAACATCCTTGTTTGGTATCATGGATTTTGGGTCTGTTGTAAAACCTTTATGGTGTTCTAATCCATAATTTAGCATTTTTAGACTGCTTTTTTCTTGTCTTATGCTTTTATATAGCTTTCCACTTGCTTTTAAAGGCGGTCTTAGTGGCTGTTTTCTCTTGAATCTTATTAATCTCGTTACTGTATGCAATGGGGGAGAAAGACCCTTATCAATATTGTCTTTTGATGCTCTTTCTGATTCTTTGGCATAGCCTCTCGTATATTCATCCATTATATCGCCAATATTGTTAGCCAGCTTACCAAAGTCAAAATTAACTGATATCTTTAAATCCATCTTGTCCATTTACATTTTTATTTTCATTAATCAACTGCTGTGCTTGATCCACGCTCAAATCCTTATTCTCACGAACCATTATCTTAGCTCTTGTGGTGAGATTATTCTCAATGTCAAATTGATCTTTGGCAATTTGATCTTGAACTGTCTTAGGATATTCAACTTCTTGGAAGTCCACACCAAAATCTTCTGGAAATTCTATTCCATTGTATCCAGCTATTGTGCGCTCGACACGATAGAAGTCTTTTTCATATAATCTCCATAATGCAATATCATCATAATAATCTTCTTTTCTCTCCATATCTTTGATCATAAGTGAGATACCGCTTGGTACTTCGCCTCCAGATTCAGCCCATTGAATCCACAGGTGGTTATTCGACGCTACAAGCTCGATTTGGAACTTGATATTCTCTATAGCCTCATTGATATTCCCATTTGGACTTGTAATGTTGTAAGCACCATCTTCTCCCATATCAAGAATTGTATTAGAGCCAGCCCTGAGCATACTCTGATCTGCCCTAAGACCCGTGACCCAAGGCTGACCAAACATATTAAACCTCATGCCTAGGTTCATTTCAGTTAATGCTATATTTACCTGCTCGTTGCAGTTTACTATATCAGATGCTCCTTCAACATAAAAAGAATCAATCTGATCTTCTCTGTGAGTAAAGACAAATGGCAAAGTCCCATAAGGGTTTTCTTTCTCATCTAATATCTTGCCATTCTCATCCAATATGCCATATGAATTATTGTCCCAGTACTCCCACTGCAAACTATCTGTATTTGATAGGTCTGCTGTGCTATTCAAGAGGGGGTAGACAATTGCTCTTGGGAAAAAAGGATTCTCATCAAAGTATGATTCAAAGTAGTATATAGGTCTGTAATCAAAAAACCCATCATCCATCCAATAGACTCTATTAGCCACAGTGCCAATCAGTCTTGTCATTCTTTCAGAATGTTTCATACGGACATCTTTGGTCGGAGTTAGTTCGGCATACCTTTCGGTGGCATTCCCAATGTTGCGTTTCGCCCCCAGACTATATATTCTGCTGATCTTATTGATAAATTTTCTTGTAAAGTTTGTTAAACTAGACGGTATCTCAGAAAAAGCATCACCATTAAAGTATTTATCGATGTATTGTTCAGTGGAGACTCCTGAGTAATAGTCTAAGTGCTTTCGGATTTCATTTCTCCGAGCATGGGACATTATTAATTTTGTCTCCATTAGTTTATCTTTAATAATCTTTTCAATCATCTTTGAATCCTTTTCATTTCTTGGTTTCTCATTGGGAATCTATTAATAATAAAATATCGGAAAGCATCGTTGCCGTGGTCATGGTATCCATTTTTTAGAGGCTCTTCTTTAATTGGTTTGCCATCTTCACTTTCGGGATATCTATATTCTTCAAAATCTTCAATTACATCTATGCATTTTTGGTCAACATGAACTCTCCTTATACCATCTGCGCTCTCGAAAAATCCTCTTGTATAGGCAACGCTTGCTACAACATTACGGCTTTTTCTATCTCTGGTGGAAAGTATTTGGATACCACTTCTTCTGAATATTTCCATATCACCCGCACCGCTTTGACCTTGGATATTGCTACCAGCCGGATCGCCATAATACGATATAATTGGGTATCCTTTTGTTTTTATTAGTTTGATTAAATCTTCAGTTTTTATATTCTGTTTATGCAGGATTGAGTCGAATATGACAATATGCTCTATATCATCTTCCCAGTATGTCTGTATAAATAGAACTGCTGGCATCCTATATCCAAAATCTATTGAACAATATGTCGGGAGATCGGGATTGTATAAATAATCTCCAACATCATCTGTCCTATTGAAATTCCAGACCTTGCCCTCAAATACAGAAAATTCAGCACCAAATTCCTGACCAAACAACTCTTTAGACATATTTCTCTTTCTCTCTATAATTGCTGGGTCATCAAGACCAAGAGGGAATTCATATTGGTTTACCCAAGATGGAGATGTATGGCTTTCCCATAGTGGGTCAGTTTGAGCAAGTTTAAATAGATCATATATCCAGTTTCTGCCTTCTGGTGTTGTAATAAAGATAACTTTTCCTTTTCTTCCTGCTACAGTTGGGGATAAGTACATATCCCAGATTTTTTTATTCATTTTGGCGACCTCGTCTATGACGAGCAGGTCTAAACCCTCACCAACCAAACTTGAAGGATTGTCCGCTGACATCCCTTCTACAATAGTACCCCATTTAAATCGGATGTACATATCTTTTTCTGATGCTTTTTCAACATCATCAGAATGTCCAATAACCATTCGTTGCCAAATCTCTCTAAATATCAATCTGGCTTTCTTATAGGACATCCCAACAACCCATATGCGTTTATTGGGCTGTGATGCTACATAAGTAGCCTCCATAGCACTAGCCCAAGTCTTCCCGAATCTCCTCCCACATACAACAACTTGGAATCTGACATCCTCATTTTTTGGGTAATGCAACGGTAATTGCCCATCATGTGGCTCATATTCAAGATAATTAAACCATTTTTGCTTAAATTCGTAATTTTTTTCTTGCATTAAGTTGCTTTACTAACTTACATTATAACATCTATTTAATGCAAGATTTATTCTTGTAGATTTCATAACTCACTGAAGAGGTAAAAATGTCTGAAGATAAAACCATCGAAACAGATGTAAAACAGGAACAAGCCGACACTAAAGTCGAAAATAATGTACCAATTTCAAGGCTTAATGAAGTAATTACCGAAAGGAATGACCTTCGTGAATCTCTTGAATCTTTTAAAAGTAAAGAGGAAGATGATAGAAGGGCGAAACTTAGAGAAGAAGAGAAATGGCAAGAGCTAAATGCAGACCTTGCTAATGAAATTGAATCCTATAAACCTTTTAAGGCAAAATGGGAATCAATGGATGCAAAACTTCGAGAAGTCGCTTTATCTAAACTACCTGAATCTAAGCGAGAAAAATTTTCCAATGTTGATACAGAGGTTCTTCTAGATATTGTTGAAGAATTTTCAGAACAAGAAAAAGCAAATCCTCCAGACAGAAAGGGTACAATCCCAACTGAAAAGATTGGAGATTGGACAAATATGTCTAGCGAGAGTAGGCGACAGAATTGGCAGTCGATATTGGATTCATACATAAAAAGGTAAAATAAATGGCAAAACATTATCAAGGCAGTCCGGTAACTGTCACCACAGACCAGCATTTCATACCTGAAATTTGGGCTGATGGAATTTATAAGTATTTTGAAAGAAAAACAGTCTTTCGTGGATTAGTAGATGATTATTCTGCACTTGTTAAGGGCAAGGGCTATGGAGATGCAATTAACATACCAGAAATGAGTATAATTACTGCATCAGCAAAATCCGCTGGGTCAGACGTTTCTTACGATGCAACTGCAACAACCACAACTCAATTGGCGTTGACTAATCATAAATATGTCGCAAAATTATTTGAAGATGTGGCATTGATCCAATCTGAAGCAGATTTGGTAGAAAAATATGCTAGGATGATGGGTGAGGCACTTGCTCGTCAGGTTGATGCAGATATTTGGGGTGAGTTGGATGGTCTTAATCAATCTCAAGACCTTTCTGCTGATAACACTCTTAATGCCGCAACATTTGAGGCGGCATTAGCTACTCTAGGTGAAAACGATGTCCCTTACATGGATGGTGAATGCTCAATGGTTGTTAATCCAACTTTATTTGCTGACATTCTTAATCCTTCTGCTGGTATCGCTCAATACTTTATCAGAAATGATGCAGTTGGCGAAGGCAATAAAGGACTTCGTTCTGGAATGGTTGGTTCATTATACGGAATTGACGTATATATGTCCAATACTGTTTCAAGTGCATTAACTGATGGCACAGTTGCTGGTGCAATTTTCCACAAAAGTGCGGCAGTTTTTGCATCACAGCAGGAAGTTAGAGTGCAATCAGAATATTCTGTAGATGCCCTTGGTACTAAGGTTGTCAGTGACTTACTCTATGGATGTAAGATCATTGATGATTCTGACAATATCAAAGGTGTTGCATTCGCTAATATTTAATAATCTGTAGCGAATATATGGGGGTGGGGTTTTCCTACCCCCATACACTTGGAGAAATTATGCAATATTGGAAAAAACCAAATTTAGGAAATGTAGAAAAACTTGAAGAAGAAACTTTAAAAAAACATCCTGAAAAACTTGAATGGCTGAAAGAAAAAGGTTATGAGAGAGTGATGGGGGTTTCGGATTGGAGTTCATATAAAAAGCCTAAAGCATCCACTGCAAAGAAAGTAGTGAAGAAACTTACTAAAAAACTAAAGAAAAAATAGCACCGATAACGATCTCGTTCACGGTTGCCAACGCCTTAGAGAGGAAGAAAAGTCATGGCAAATCTACACCAACATTCAGTTCAAGAATCACTGAATGCTACTACCGGAGGAGAATGGACAGTCGCAACTGCCGGAACAGCAGGGAGTTCATCCGCAGTAACCAACACAACTCACAAATTACTTACACCCAGTACTGCAACACTAGGTATTTATTCAGCAGTAGAAATTTATTTTAATTTTTCTGCAACGACAACAGATGTTAATGCTAGTAACGATTTATTAATACCAGCAAATACAAACTTTTTTATCACAATTCCAAGAGGATTGGGTAATACAGTGTATTTTAACTATAACTCTACTACTACTACAACTGGTGCGGTAAGATTGGTGGAGATTTAATATGTTTGGGACAATGGGACAATCCGCAGTCAAGAATCTTGGCAATGGCGGAACAATGGATGGAGATGTCACCATAGCTGGTGACCTAACAGTTTCAGGCGGGATAGGGCTTTCACTTTCAGAGGTTATTGAAGGTACATCTACAATAGATGTAACTAATGTAGAAGCATTCCTAGTAAGAAAGAACTCAGATGGTGGTGATGTATTCACAGTAGACACTACCAATTCTGAGATAACTACTGGAGTAGACGGTGCAGGAATTGATGTAATATTCTACTCTGGCACTACTGGAGACAATTTTACTTGGGATTCTTCGGCAGAAAAACTTACGATTACAGGTACAAACGC